TATCAGGTACTCTTGATGCAGTTGATAAAGCTGGTCGTAAGACAGAAACAGCTTACCAACTTGCTAAAGCAGGACAAGAACTAAAACGAGACATGGAAAAAACTATTCTTGGTAACGTAGCTCAAAGTAATGGTACTGCTGGTTCAGCAGCTAGACTACTTGGCTCTATCCAAACATGGTTATTAACTAACTATGTAACAGAAGCAACAGCAGGTTCTCCAGCAGGTCCAGTTGGTGGTAACGGAACAGCTACTCGTACTTCAGCAGGTTCTGGTAACTACCTAGCTTTTGGTGAAGATAAATTAAAAGAATGTGTTAAATCATGTTTTGAAAATGGCGGTAACCCAACTTTATTAGTTGTACCACCAACACAAAAACAAGCAGTATCAGCATTTACTGGTATCGCTGCACAGCGTTTCCAAGCTCCTTCTGATAAGCAGTCTACTATTGTAGGTGCTGCTGATGTTTATATGTCAGACTTCGGTACTTTATCTGTTGTACCTGACAGATTTATGACTGCTGATGGTGGAACTGGTAGTGGTGAACAAGCGTTATTGCTTGACCCAACTATGGCATCTATTGCTACACTACGACCATTTGAGTCAAATCTATTGGCTAAATCTGGTGACAGTGAAAAGCATCAAATGCTTGTTGAGTACACTTTACAAGTATCTAACGAGAAAGCACATGGTATTGTTGCTGACTTATTAGTAGCGTAATAAAAATTAATGTTGCCCACTTCGGTGGGCAGTATTATTAAAGGATTGATATGGGAAAATATAACGACCACTTAAAAAAAGTAGAATACAGAAATTATAAAGAACATGAGACAACTGATGGAAAGGTTTTAGAAGTTGTACAAGATGTAAGTGACATTGTTGAAAGAAACAAAAAAGAATACAACAACAACTCTAAAAAATGGGGTGATGATGTATTTGATAACAAGATAGCATCTATTCCAATGACTGTTGTAGATAAATTAAATCAACAAGGCATTATGCGAGGATTTCATGTATTAGACCAAAANGCTTTTTTTAAATGGTTGAACGACCCAGACAATAGATTTTTTAGAACAAAACAGGGCAGAATCTAAATGGCATTTTTTACAGACTACACAACGCTACAGGCAACTATAGCTAACTATTTAGCTCGTGGTGATTTAACTGCATCTATCCCAGAATTTATTAGATTAGCAGAAAATAGATTAAGTAGAGATTTGCGTATAAGGCAAATGTTACAAATAGCAACTACTACTATTGACTCTACTAATGGTACAGTAGAAATACCAGCAGATTTTTTAGCTATGAAAGATATACACATTTCTTCTAGCAATCCTATACAAACTGTTACATTCCAATCTCCTAGTAACTTTTTTAGAAACACAAGAGCATCAACATCAGGGTTGCCTTCTTTTTATACTGCATTAGGAAGCGAGTTTAGATTTTCTCCGATTGGTGCTGAAACAGATACATTACAAATGCTCTATTATGTAAAACCACCACATATGAGCTCAACAGTTTCATCAAACCTTTGGTTAGCAAATACACCTGATTTACTGCTTTATGCAGCACTTGGTGAAGCAGAGCCATTCTTGATGAATGACGAAAGATTAGCAACTTGGTCAGCAATGTATGACAGAGGGGTTCAATCTTTAAGTAAATCAGATGATGAGGGGGAATTTCCTGCTCATCCAATGTCAATAACAACAACTACGAGGTAATTATTATGGCAGATATGTCGGACTATTTAGAAGTTGCACTTCTAAACTTAACACTAAATGGAACTGCTCTTACAGCAATAAACAATCCATATATTTCTTTACACACAGCAGACCCAACAGATGCTGGAACTGGCACAGAAGTTTCTGGTGGTTCATACGCTAGAGTAGCTTCTTCTTTTGCAACAGCTTCTGGAACAGGTGGCTCTGTAGTATCAGATGCAGTTGCAACCTTTCCTACAGCTACAGCATCATGGGGAACAATAGGATGGATTGGTTTATGGGATGCAGCTTCTAGCGGTAATATGATTTATCATACAGCTTTAGATGCACCAAAAACTATTGATTCTGGTGATATTTTTAAAATTGCTGCTGGAAACTTATCAGTAACATTAGCATAGAGGATAGATTATGGCACTTGTCTTAAAGGATAGAGTCAAAGAAACGACTACAACCACAGGTACTGGGACAGTTACACTTGCTGGAGCAGAAACTGGATTTCAAGCCTTTTCTGTAATTGGTAACGCAAACACTACTTATTATGCTATTACAAATGGCAATAATTACGAGGTAGGTTTAGGAACTTATACAGCTTCAGGCACAACTTTATCCAGAGATACTGTATTAGAATCTAGTAGTAGCGGTTCTAAAATTACATTATCAGGCACAAGTGATGTATTCTGTACTTATCCTGCTGAAAAATCTGTTACTTTAAATGGCACTGTAATTAATGATGCTGATGTAGTTGCTACAGCAAACATTGTTAATGATGCTGTTACAACAGATAAACTTAATTTAATATCTACAGCTTCTGTTCCTAGTTTAGAAGCTAAAGGTAGTGGTTCACAAGATGGTTATATACAATTAAACTGTTACGCTAACACTCATGGCATTAAACTTAAATCTCCACCTCATTCAGCAGGAGCTAGTTACACATTAACATTTCCTGACAATGATGGTGATGCTAGTCAATTTCTGCAAACAAATGGATCTGGTGTATTAACATGGGCAGCTTCTACTGATACTACTTATTCAGCAGGAGCAGGATTAAGTCTTGGTGGCACAACCTTTACACTAAATTTAACTAATGACCAATCATGGACAGGCTCACAAAGAAGTACACCTGTAACTGATGCTGATTTATCATTTGACCAAAACGGAGGTAACAACTTCCTTTGCACCCCTACTGGTTCAGGAACATTTACCTTTACTAATCACACAGCAGGTCAATCAGGCTATGTCTTACTAACCAACTCTGGTGGTCATGCTATTTCAGCAGCATCTACTACTAAAATAAATGCTACTGATTTAGCTACTATTAGTGTAGCAGGAACATACCTTGTATCTTATTTTGACAATGGAACAAATGCTTATTTAACAGTAAGTGCAGCTTACGCATAGGAATTAAATGGGAATATTAAATAACAGTAACGCTATATCTACAGGTGGAGGATATACAATAGACAACAGCTTACGCTTTCGTTCATCTGCTAGTGCTTATTTAAATAGAACTCCTGGTAGTGCAGGTAATCGTAGGACATGGACATGGAGTGGATGGGTTAAGCGAGGAACTTTGAGTACAACACTACAAGCAATGTTTGATGCAACTAGTAGTGGAGCTCACGCTTATCATTTACTTCGGTTTTATGCTAATGATACATTAAATCTAACTTTAGATAATACAGGAACAGTCTCTACAACTGGTGTATTTAGAGATACTTCTGCTTGGTATCACATTGTAGTTGTAATGGACACTACACAATCAACCTCTACAGATAGAGTTAAAATGTATGTTAATGGTGATTTACAAACTGTGACTGGAGTTTTTCCTTCACTAAATGAAGAGGGAAATATTAATTCAGCTAATCAACATAGTATCGGAAGATACACATATGGAAATACTCAATATTATAATGGCTACATAGCTGAACTAAACTTAATAGACGGACAAGCACTAACACCATCAGACTTTGGTGAATATGATGAAGATACTGGTGCATGGATACCTAAAAAATATGCAGGCACATATGGTACTAATGGTTTCTATTTAAAAGGTAGAGGAACAGATAACTCTGGCAATGGTAACAACTTTACAGAGAATAACTTTAACACAACAACATCTACTGCTACTACCTACGACATCATGTCAGATGTGCCTACGCTAACCAATGAGAATACGAGTAACTTTGCTACATTAAATCCTTTGGATAACAATGGGGTAGCACTAACTGAAGGAAATTTAACAGGGGTTATTGCAGTTAATGAAAATGTATCAGCAACAATTGCTCCCACTTCAGGTAAATGGTATTGGGAAGTTTATATTGTAGACAGTACAAATCCATATATTGGTATTAAAAAAACAGAGTCTAATACTACGGGTTATACAGGAGAAGCAGTAGGTATTAACAATGCAGGTGACATTTATTTTAATGGTTCTCTTCAACCTAAAGATGGGCTTCC